GACTAAAACTGCTTTTCTAGCTTCAATTCTCTCTTGTAACATCCTCATTTGTTGTTGCATCATTGGATTTTGCATCGCCATCTGTTGCATTTGCGCTAATTGTGGTAATTCATCTCTAAATTCTACTTCAATTTGCTCTTGAGCCATCAAACTTATGTGTTCTAGTATGTTTTTTTGTATTGCAGCCCCAATAACTGGTGAATTTTTCACCATATTTGTCTCCATAAAATTTAAATGGGCTGTAATATGCGCTTGATGGTCCTGACCAGGAAAAGCTTGAAAAGGTTTACCTGCTAAAGCATCGATATGCTCTAGTGCAGGGTCTTTTGGCATTGGTTGTTCTGGTCTTTTTAATATTAAATCAATATCTTTTACGCCTAACGCTTCATACATGTTTCTGTAAACCTCGTATTGGTTGTGAATAGCTGGATTTGAAGCTGCCAGTTGCATTTCCGTTTGAGCGAGTGATATCCGCTGCGTTTGAGAAAATATGTTTGGATCTGCAACCGGCAATATATCTATGCGGTCATCAAAATCAGATTGCTTGATTTGTCTCTGACCGCCAACAACATCATACGGATAAACTGGAGGTAAGTAAAGTTTAAAAACTCTAGCCATTAAACCAAACTCACGTTTCATAGAAGCATATAATCTTTTATGAATTGCTGACATTGTTCTAGATCCTCTTTCTAACATAGCAACAGTTGTACCAACTGCAGCTTGTTGATTGCCTTCGCCAACTTGTAGGTCAGCTATAGATGCAAATCTTTGTCCTGCTTGAACCACTATGCCCATTAATTGTAATAGTGTGCCTGATGGTTCTTTGAAAGGTAAAGGCATAAATGCGTCTCGTAAGTTTCCACCTGGAGCGTCAACGTCTCTAAACTCTCCTGGTTGGATTGGAGCTGCTTCGTCTCTTAATTTTATGCCACGCATTTTAAATCCTGACGGTTGATTAGAAAAGGTTCCTGCATCAAGCAACGATCTTAACGCAGCTGTTGCAGATCTAGATAATCCACCAATCATGTGAATTAAACCAAAACCATAAAATCCTGTGCCAGGTAAAAATTTAAATTGTACAAAATATCTAACTTTACTTCTTGTAGAGTCTCCAACTTCATAGTTTCTTCTAATTGATAAAACTTCTTTTGATCCTTCATCAATCGTAACTATGTATGGAAGTTTAATTCCTGTAGGCTCACCTTGTGTGTTCATGTCTTCAAATCCTTCAATATCTAAATCAACATGACACTCTAATAAAGTAAACATTCTTTGATCTCTAGTTTTAGAAACGCCATCTAACTCACGCTCTTTTTTCTGTGATTCTGTTTCATTATCTAAGCCTGGAGTTAATTCTATATCTCTATAAAAACCACCCACTTGTTGTTTACGTAAATCATTTTCTGTCATCTTAATGACGTGAATAATAGTTTCTGCATCATCTAATGACGTTGCAGAGTATGGAACAATCAAATCATCTGCAGGAACAAATTTAGAAACTGTTCTTTGCATAATTTCATCGTAATAAACTTTTTTAAATGTTGAACCTGTTAATGGTAAATAAAATAACATTTGATCAAACTCAGATTCATATTCTTTCATCTCAGACATAATCTGATAATTCATAAATTCTTTAACACGAAGTGCTTGTTGTTCTTTGTCTGGAGTTGATAGACCAAGAATCTGTGTTCTAACTGGTCCTTGTGATGGTAGTAATTCTTTGTAAGCTAGCGCTTGAAACTGTGTGACAGCCTCTGCTAAAACTGGGTGTGTTGCACCTGATGCACCTTTGAATGGCTCTGATTTTTCTTCATACTTAAATCCTAAAAGATCTAAACCATTTGTATATGCATGCTCCCAATCTTTTCTAGATGATTTATAGTTGACATAATTTTCATACAACTCATGTCCCATTGGGGCTAAAACTTCTTCTGGTAGTAATTCTGCTAAATTAGCAAAATGATCTTCACCTTGTTCTTGACTACCAACATTAGGGTCAAAGTTTACATCAACACTACCATCTTCATTTGGTTGTATATCTATCGGCCTATCTTTAGCTTCCTCTAATTCTTTTTCTTGTATTTCTACCTGTGCTTCCTCAGGACTTGGAATACTTATCGTTTGCTTTACGTTTGGTAAAGACTTGTCTATTTCTGCCATTTGTTTTCTCCAGTTTTACTGTCTTAACAGTATTGTAGTTAATATTCAACCCCTGTGCATCTGGGCCAGATCTTGGTGGTGGGCCTGATTTTTTACCTATCATTAAGCACCTCCAAACTCTCCAAAAGAAAACTCATCTCTTTCTCTTGCAAGTTCTTCTCTTTGCTCTGGGCTCATCGCCTCTAATTCTTGGTATCTTTCATACGCATCTTTTGCTAAACCAACTGCAGTTAAACCTGCACCAATAGGTGTAAAGGCTCTAGCTGCTCCAAAAAATGGATTAGCAGCTACTCTACCAATCGTAGATAAAATACCTGCACCTCTGGGTGCAAGTTGACCTATGGTTCTTTTTGCTAGTTCTGGGTACAATAAACTTGTTCCAACTTCTACATCTGCGAGTGCTTCAGGTAAACTTTCACCTTTGTCTAAATTTTCTTTTATTGATGTACCAGCGAAAGTTGCAGCAACTGTTGGTGTGCTCAAAACTCTGGCGACATCACCTAGTCCTGTTAAAATATTTCTAGGATCAAGAAATGGGTTTGCGCCTAATCTAGTATTGGCATCTTTAAACATTTCTCTTGTTTTAGTTTTTTCTGGAACATCTAACTCACTAGCAGGAATTAAATTTAATCTAACAGCTTCTGCATCTATTTTTTGTTTTCCTAATTTAATTAATTCATCCGCTCTTTCTTTTGTTATTTTAGAAAGATCCTCATCTGATGCAACTAATCCTCTTCTAGGATCAAACCCTGTATCTTTTAATTTTGTTACTGTTCCATCTTGATCTATATTTAACAATTCAAAATTAACCAGCCCCTGTGCTCTTGTCCCTTTTAACTGACCTCTTAATCCTTTCATTGTGTCATTAAATTCATCTATAAGTTTTTCTTTATCTCCTATTGAAATATTAGGATTTTTTAATTTTTTTGTAATTGTAGCTAATTTTTCATTTCTTATTCTTTCAACTTTTTCTACCTCTGGAGATATATTTACTTCTTTTGGAATAAAACCCATTCTACTTAAAGTTTGTGTGCTAAATTTTGGTTGACCATGTTGTATTTGTATATCCATGGAGGCACTTCCTGGAAATACTTTAGACTTATATTTTCTTAATTGTTCATAGACTCCATAAGGATCTTTTTTTCTATACATTGCATCTTTTAATCTTCTTAATTTTCTAAGTTGTTCTGGTTTTTTAAATTGTTTAGCTTTATTTTTATAAAGATTACCTGTTGTAATATCCTCAAGTTGATTAGCAATAATTCTTAAATTTTCTTCCGTTGCATCTACAAAAATATCTTTAAAATCATTTTTAATTGGACCTGAAAAAGTGACTACAAATTTTTTACTTCCAGCAGCTGTGGTATCTATTGATGGAGATATGTGTGTAAATTTTAAATTTTTAAATTGATCTACAAGATCATCACTTACTTTTAAAACAGCAGAGGCTGGTCTTTTTCTTCCACCCAATTTAGCGGCTTCTTTTTTTGTTAAAGGTTTTGCAAAATCTTGTCCCTCTGTTAAGTAAGATTTTATTGTCTTAGAAGCGCGACCTGTGCCTTTTATAATCTCATTTTGTGTTGGGATTCTTAAATTTTTTAGTTTAAATTTTTCTACAAACTCTTTTAGTTCTTCTGCTATTCCACCATTTGCAAACTTCTGTCTTGGCCGCAAAAGATACGCCATCATCTCATTGTATTCTGATATTTTCATTATAATTTTAATATGCCTGCTATTCCACCGGCTTCGTTTGGTTCTCTACCTGTTACGTCAAAATCTTCTAGCGTTTGTTTTTCCTCTAAATCTTTACGTAAAATTCTTATTAATTCTTCGTCTGTCATTAAACCTTCATCAAAACCATATTTTGCTTTTGGTTTTGGTAATTCATTTGAGAAATTTTCTGCCTCTAATTTATAAAGTCTTTCAAACTCATCACCTATCTCTGTAAAAGTATTCCCTCTAAATGCATCAGGAAACTCTTCTTGTATTCTTGCAACAACACCTATCGCATCCTCACCGTATGCTTTTCTAAATATATCGATTGGGTCTGCACCTTGTGTAAATCTTTCTATTGCATCTCTATCACCTGCATCTGGTATCTTGAGTGTGCCATCTTTTAATCTTCTAGATAGAAATTCTCTAATAGCAGTTCTAGCATTTGCATCTTGAGATATTGTTCCTAAACGTCTTCTATCATTTCTTTTTTTAATTAAAGTGTTAAGAGCATTTTCAGTCATCTCTTTAGGTGTATCTTCAAAAAGTTCAATTTCGTTCATGTCATCCATAATTTCATCCACTCTACTTTTATCTTTTTTAATTACTGGTTTTGAAGTGGATACGTCATCAGCTTTAGGTCTTAATTCTACAACTTCACCTTTTTTAGTCTCTTGTCTCTTGATGCCTGTTGCTGGCTTCTTGAATATTTGATCTAGTCTAGTTTTTAAAACACCAGTGATCTCACCAAACTCTCTTCTTGCAAAATTTAATATTTCTTCTTTTCCCATGAGACCTTGATCGTACAGACGTTTTGCTGCATTCAAGAATCTTATAAGTTCAATAGTTAATTTTATAGCCATAGTTTACCAATAGTATTTAAATTTTCTTCTAGGTAGTTTTTCATCTTGATAATCTTCAGGATGACTTATTAAACCACCTTGTCTAAAACGCATAATGGCTTGTGTTGTGCTATCAACCAAGTCGTCATGATCACCGTATGGAAAAGCAGCACACTCCTCTACAACCTCCTGAGCAAACTGTTTATCCAAAGGAGCCCATATATTACCAGATTCAAACAGAGGTGCAACAGAATTAACTCTGGTATGTTTATCGTTTCCACGAGACGGAGAGTAGTTGACAACAGGTATACCCATATTTCTCAACTCGTATGTTAGTGGCAATCCACTTGCCTTAGACTCAATCAAGACAGTTTCAGGCTCCCAATAATCATATTGTTCTTTTGCAACTCTACGTAATTCAGGAAACTCCCATCTATCTTTTATTGCATCTAACAAGATCATCTGTGGTGGTGTATCTTCGTTTAATCTAAATATACCCCACGTTGTGATTGCACTAAAGTCTGCAGTTTCTTTTTTCATAAATGCAGTATCGTAAGACTGTATGACATGCTCTAAACTTGGAATAGAATCTTTATCCCAGTTGTTCCACCATTCTCTTTTGATGATAGCACCTTCTTCAGACGTTGGATTCTGCATCCACTGTGCATTCCATTTGCCGAGTGATAATGATGCTTTGACTCCTTCGAGTTCACTTAGCTTCCAGTACTCCGGCCATACAGGTTTACCACTCGGCATAATTGCCGGAAACTCTACCAATTCCCATTGATCAGCTTTGGGTTCAGATTGGTTCTTTATCAGAATTCCTGTGAGGTCTTTTACGTTCCATCGTGTCATAACGCAAACTATTTTACCTCCTGGTTGTAAACGTTGTCGTGGTCCTGAAGTATACCACTCGTATGCTTTTTCTAGTGCACCCATGTTAAGTGAATCTTGTTCTGAGTGTGGGTCGTCAATGATTAATAAATCTGCACCTCGTCCTGTGATAGCTCCACCTACACCAGCAGCAAAGTACTCGCCACCTTGTGCAGTTTCCCAGCGACCAGCGGCTTGGCTATCTTCTCTAAGTCTTGTTTGAAAAACTTGTTGATATTCTGGAGAGTCAATCAAGTTTTTTGCTTTACGACCAAAACGGACAGCTAGCTCGCCGGTGTGTGTTGTTTGTATAATCTTCAACTTGGGATTTTTGCCTATCATCCATGCAGGGAGCAAGGTAGATGCAAATTCTGATTTAGTATGTCTTGGTGGCATATTAACTATCAATCTTTTTATTTTGCCCTCTGCAAGATCATTAAACTTCTGTGCAATAATTTTATGGTGCTCACCCTCTATAAAATCGGGCCATAGTCTTTTGGTAAACTCCAAAAAATCTTTTTGAGCTTTTTCTTTCTTGTCTTCTTGTCTGATAGAAAAAAATAATTTTTTTACTCTTTTCCTAACATCCGGTGGTAATCGATTTATTTTCTCTAGATCTAACTGCATTTGAAAAAATTTTTTGTAAAATTTTTTTACGTGTTTATTAAAAACTTAAAACGTTTTTACAGGTATTGACCATGAAAATCAAGCAATACAAGGGTAGGTTGTGGGACCCCTTTGTATGTATATAAATTAATAATTAAAAAGATTTTGTATTTTGGAAATCGTTTGGGACCCCTGACCCGGGGTGCGTGGCGACACTTAAGTTGCGCCACGCATTCATATGATGACTAGTCTAGAAGTACCATGTATTCTTTAGGAAAGTTTTCTATAAACCAATCCAGACCCTTTCTGTGGTCTTCCCAGTTCTGGAATAGTTCGCTGCCCATGATTACATCATAAACAGCAACAGCAAACGCAGGTAGCATACAAGAACCACCACCAAAACGATTACTAATTTTTTCCTCAGCTGTTGGATCCTCAGGTAAAGACACAGCAAAAGGAAGTTTGTATGTTTTGTTTTTATATTTTATCTCTTTCATAATGGTCCTATATTATCCTATTTGCCTCTCGTTGTCAACCTGAATATCTGTATATTTTCTATTGCCATAATAACCATGATCATAGTTCTTTTTTTCAACTGTGACCGGTGTTTCAAGTGGCTCGATCCTTGGGTGTAGTCTTACGAACTCTCTAAAATGTTTATTAATAAAATCATGTAAACAAGTCTGATCACAGAAGTATTCCCATTGTGTACCTAACGTCCACCTGTTTGGTTTAATCTTAACAGTTCTTAAAACCTTATTGCCCTTGACACCTCTCACCCTGGTCGTCGTTTGTCGTTTACC